CAAATGCATTGGTAGGTGTACAAAAATTAGCTGCATTAAATTCTAATACTGCCACAAAACATGTAATGACATCTGGTTTGCATATATCTAAAAGACTTTGCGAAGCAATTTCCTGTAGAATAACTGATATACTAATGTATTCAGATTTTGCAGAGCAGTTTGCAAGGATGGTTGGTAAGAACAACATGGATGTCCTAAAGAGTATGGAGTTTATGCATTTACATGAGTTTGGTATTTTCGTTGATTTGGAACCAGATGAAGAAGAAAAAGCAAAACTAGAACAAAATGTTCAAATGGCTTTACAAGCAAAACTTATTGATTTAGCAGACGCTATTGATGTTAGAGAGGTTAAAAACTTAACTTTAGCAAATCAACTTCTTAAAATAAGAAAACAGAAAAAAGAAAAGCTTGATAGAGCAAAACAAAAAGAAAATATTCAGCTTCAATCTCAAGCAAATCAACAATCTGCACAAGCAGCATCTCAAGGTAAGATTCAACAAGAACAAGCCAAAACACAAGGAGAGGCTCAAATTCTACAGTTAAAAGCAGATTTAGATATGCAAAAACTACAAGCGACTCAACAAATGGAAGCAGAGATGCTAAAAATGAAATACCAATTTGAGATGGAACTCAAACAAATGGAGTCTAAAAACTTAAGTAGTAGAGAATCTACAAAAGAAGATAGAAAAGATAAAAGAACAGAATTACAGGCAACCCAACAAAGTGAGTTGATAGCACAAAGGAAACAAGGATTACCTCCTAAAAGTTTTGTGAAACCACAAGGTTCACCACTAGAACGCGCTAAATCAGCAGGTGGAGGAATAATTGGAGGTTTAGGTCAATTTATGGGAGGCGCATCTAAAGGCACGCCTATGACTCAACCACCACAACCACAACCACAGATGCCACCACAGATGCCACCACAAGGGCCTCCACAAGCACCACCTATGGCGCAAGGAGCACCACCTGAAGCACCTCAACAGGGTGGAGAGGGAATGATGCAAGCATTAATGCAACGAATGCAGGGTGGATAAAACGTATAACTTTTTTGTATAAATTTGTATTAAATTAAATCTAATGTATTATGAGTGATAAAAATCAAGAGTCAGTTGACTTTAAAGTAGACCTTACAAAAACTCCTGAAGAAATTCAGAAGGAACATGAGGAAAAAAAAGAAGCTGCTAAGTCTGAAGAAGTCAAAGACGTAAAAAAAGACGAGGCAGAAGTAAAAGAATCAACTCAGGAACCTGAGGCAAAAGAAGAAAAGCCGCAAGAGGAAACTGAGGATAAACCAGAGGGTAAAGCTCCTGAATCAATAAGTGAAAAGGGTGGAGAACTTTCTGATAAACAAAAAATTATAAAGGACTATTTATCGTCCACTTATAATATTGACGAAAGTCAATTAAAAGACGTTCTTAAAAATAATGAACAACAAGTAGAGCTACCAGAAGATGTCGCTAAATATCTACAGTTTAAAGAAGAAACTGGTAGAGGTTTAGATGATTTTCTTTTGGCTCAACAAGACTTTTCTCAAATGGATGATTTTGATTTGGTAGGAACCTATCTTGCTCAAACTAATCCAGAATATTCTGATGATGATATTGCTTTCTTCATGGAAGATAAGTTTATACCAGCAGAGGGAGAAGAAGAAAGGTCAGCTCGTAGCAAAGCTCTAGCTATGAAGCAAGAATTGCAGAAGGCTAAAGAATACTTCAGTAATATGCAGGAAAAATATCATACTCCTCTTGAGTCAAGTGCCGAGAATGTTCCTGAGGATTATCAGAAAGCTTTAGATTTTTATAAGCAATACAATGATGAGGAAGCAAAGGTTAAGGAATTGGAAGATAACCAGCGCAGAGTTTTTTCAGAAAATACTAGAAAGTATTTTAATGATGAATTCAAAGGTTTTGAGTTCAATGTTGGCGACAAGAAATTGCATTACAAGCCAAAAAATATTGAAGAAACAGTTACTGCACAATCCGATCTAAGTAATTTTATTAAAAAATACCTAGACGATAAAGGTCATCTAACAAATGCTAAAGAGTATCATACTGCTCTTTCTATGGCTATGAACCCAGAAGCTTATGCCAAGTTCTTTTACGAACAAGGTAAAGCCGATGCAGTTAATAATGTAGTGAGAGATGGTAAAAACATAAGCATGAATGTCCGAACCAATGTAGACACATCAACTCCAGGGCCTAAGTTTAGGGTGTTGCAAGACACACAAGATTTTAGTCGTGGATTGAGAATAAAAAGTAAAAAGTAAAGTTTAAAAATTTTAAAAATTATTAAAAATGGCACAATCTATTAATTTTGATGGGGGTTCAGCTTCGAATATAAGTGGCTCCACATCGCTCACTCCTGCTCCAGGTAAGGCGTTATCAAAC